AACAACTGGTGCTAATGGACAAATATTAAAGTCTACGGGACAAGGTTTAGAGTGGTTTACTTTACCTTCAGCAAGAAGTAGTCAGGTATATACAGCAACAGATGGACAAACAACATTCACAGTTAGTGGTGGATATAGTGTTGGATTATTAGATATATTTGTTAATGGTGTTAAACTTTTAGAAACAACAGAATTTACTGCAACGAATGGAAGCACATTTATATTAAAAGAAGCTGCTATTGTAGGAACAAAAGTAGAATCAGTTGCACTTGGGCAAGCAGTAAGTATAGGTGCAGGTGCAACAAATGGTATTACTGTTCAGGATGATGGAATACAGATAGGACCAACAGGAACCATTAAGACAATTGATTTCGTTGGTGCATCTGTTTCTACCTTCTCACCTATAGGATTAGGAGTAACTGTTACGGTTACAGGTGGTGGAGGAGGAGCAGGATTATGGAAAGAATTAGTAGGAAATGCTGGTATATACACTGATGCTAAATCAGTTGCAATTGGAACTATAACTCCAGCTTATCCCTTTGAAGTTGGTCAAATTGGAGAAGAGGCAAATAATCAAGTTAAAATAAATGGTGGTCTTGCAGTATCAGGAATTGTAACTATTACTGGACCTTCAGTTGGAGCTGCATTAACTATTACTCCTGCTGCAGATCTTATTACTTCTGCTGGAGTTATAACTGCAAAAACCTTTAATGGAGCATTAGTAGGAAATGTAACAGGAGATGCTACTGGACTTACTGGAACTCCTGATATTAGTGTAGCAGCAATTACTGCTTCGAGTAATTTAAATATTACTGGTATTACTACTTTGGCAAGTGCTGCTGGAATTGTAACTACTGGTGGAGATTTATGGGTAGGTGGAGATTTATATGTAAAAGATGATATAACATATGATCAAGTTTCGGGTAGAGAACTTTATATCAGTGGAGTTGCAACTGCTGCTGGTGGATTTAGTGGAGATCTAACAGGTAATATCGTTTCTGGTATTATGACTGGAAGCTTGATAGGAGATCTAACAGGTAATATCGTTTCTGGTATTATGACTGGTAATGTTGTAGGTCTTGCATCTACAGCAGCAGAAATCCATGTGATGTCAGATAATACTGGCGGTCCTATGTTCCCACTCTTTACGAGTGGAACTGGTATTCATACTGCTTTAAATGATAATGCTTTCCAGTATGCACCTGCTACCAATACTCTTACTTGTGGAGTTTTTGATGGTAGTGTAAGTGCTGCAAGTTTGACGGGAACATTATTAAATGCTCGACTTCCATCGGTAATTTCTATTGCTGGTAGTATGACAGCAGCATCCTTCTGGGGTGATGGTACTGGATTAACAGATGTTCCTGGTGTTGAATTTGACCAGAATGCTTCGGCACTTTCTACAAGTAAGAATCTTTATGTAGGAACTAATGCAGCATCAGCAAGTGTTGGTGGTGGTGATACTTCCTTCTATGTTGCAGGAACTAGTAGATTAGTTGGAGTTGCAACTGCTGGTATTATGTCAGCAACAACTTATTTTGGAGATGTATCTGAGACAGTCGAAACTAAATGGACTCTTTCTAAGGATGGAAGTAATACTTATTATAGCTTTACGGGATTAGGATTTACTGATGTATCAGCAAATAGAAATCCAACTTTATTTTTACAGAAAGGAAAGAGATATCATTTCTTTAATGGTATTGGTGCTCAAGCATTATGGATTAAGAATCATAGCAGTAAAGGAGTAACAGGAGCAACTGGACTATTTACTCCTGGAGTTTCTGGTAATGGAACTGAAGATTCAACATTAGTTTTTGATGTTCCGTTTAATGCTCCTCATAAGTTATGTTATCAGTCAGGTGGAACTGCTGGTATGGGTGGAACCATTTATTTGAGTGGTTCTACTAGATATGAAACACAAAAAATTGTTTCTACAGGACAGACAACTGAGGTTCTGTCTTATGAAGGAAGAAGTGTTGATGACATTTTTGTTGTCCTCAATGGTTCCGTTCTAACTCCAGATGATGACTATAGTGTGGTCGGTCTGAGTTCACTTACATTTGTCGATACTCCGATATCGGATTCGAAGATTGTAGTGAGGTATATGCCATTATGATTACAATAAATATCAATAGGGGATACTAAACATGGCATACAACAGAGAACTCTCACAATTTGGACGCTTCGTTAATGTTAGCGATGGTAAGGAGAATTTTTTCGTATCTGCTGCTTCAACATCTAATGCAATAGGAATTGGATCAACAGGTCTTCCTTGGATTGGATTTGGAACTGCATTCCCTTCAGGAAAATTAGAAGTAAAAGGTCATACACAATTAACAAATTTATCAGTTAGTGCAGGATCTACGATAGGATTTACTAGCACTGGTGATTTGTTTATATCAGGTGTTACTACTGCTACTGGTATTGCTACATTTGCAAGTAATGTTTTTATAGATGGTAATCTAAATGTTAAAGGAGATATTACTTATGATGAGGTAATTGGTAGGAACATTTATATATCTGGACTTTCAACTTTTGTAGGTGCTGCTGATTTTAATAATGGATTACAAGTTACTTCTGGTATCTCTACTTTTGCTTCTGACTTAGTTATTGGTACAGGAGCTACTATCAATGCTGTTGGTGTATCTACTTTTGCTGAAGTAATATTACCTGATAATGGTAAAATTTTGATTGGAGATTCTCAAGATTTAAGACTATATCATAATGGAAGCCACAGTTTTATAGAGGATCAAGGAACAGGAAACTTAATTATTAGATCTGATGAATTAAGATTAAAAAATACTGCTAACGATGAAACATATCTTAAAGCAGATAATGGATCTAGTGTAATAGTCTATTATAATGGAACCCAGAAGATTCGCACGGATGATGCGGGTATTGTTGTATCGGGAATTACTACTACTGTTGATTTAAAAGTTTCTGCTGCTGCCACAGTTAGTGGTAATTTGACAGTTAGTGGTAATTTAGATGTTGTTGGTGATATTACGTATGATGAAATTACAGGTAGAAATTTAAATATTACAGGTATTTCTACCTTTGAAGGAGATGTTCATGCTCTTCCAGAAGCCAATGTAGGTATAGGAACTAGTGTACCCCTAAATACATTACAGGTTGGTGCTGCTCACTCTTCATTCACTGTTTTTGAAAGAGCAGATGCTACATTATCACCTGTTGGAAGTGGTCAAACAATTCTAGTTGGAATTGGTACTACCAATCCTCAAAAGACTTTTGAAGTTCATGGTAATTCTAATTTTGAGGGTGATTTAAATGTAAATGGTTCTCTTAGCGTCAGTAATAGTGCTACGGCAACTATTGGACTAGTCATCGCCCTCGGCGGTTAATAAATAACATTAAGCATTAAAAGAAAATGGCAGAAAAGTTTACAAACGCATTTGGAAGAGGGGTGGGGATAGTAACATCTTCAGCTAATGGAGTTGTTGGTGCTTCTACTGATAGAATTACAGGTGTGGGAACTACTGGAGTAAACGTTGGTGATATGTTAGACACCTTGAATTGGATAGGTGGAACTAAGGTAGCATCAATTGTAGTTCCAGATACTATAGTTTTAGATCGATATTCTACTAATGTATCTTCAGTAACTAATCAAAGTGTAAAGGTACTAGGAGTTACAACTACATATACATCACCTGCTAATACTAAATCCATTTTAATTGGGGGAACGTTAACTAATAATACAACAAACCAAGTAGGAGCATCAGTTCAGATTGCTACAGGAAGTACATCTTATAATTTGATGTGGGATGTTCCAATTCCTTCAGGTTCTTCATTTGTTATAAGTGATGCAGGAAAAACTACATTACTTGCTGGAGAAGAATTAAGAATACTTTGTGATACCGCAAATGCTTTAGATGTATCTATATCAATCCTTCAAGGGGTAAACTAAAATGAGTAAAAGTGGTTATATAGGAAGAAAACCCGATGATAGTTCGGTTGTAATAGCAAGGCAGCAGTATAGTAATACTGGTGTAGTAACTACTTTCACTTTTGCTGCTGGATATACTCCAGGTTATATTGATGCGTATATTAATGGTGTAAGACAGTTAGAAGGAGAAGATTATTATGCAACAGACGGAACTACATTAACATTTAATGATGCAACACAAACTGCTGATTCTATAGAACTAGTTGCATATAAAGCATATGATGTTGTTGCACCTTCTTCTGTTGGTAATTTTACAGTTGGTGGTAATTTAACTGTAACTCAGAAAGCAACTATTAGTGGTGCAGGAACAACAATAGAAAGTACGGGAGATGTAGGAATAGGGGGATCCGTTCTTAGTGATGTAACGGTAGTAGGTAATGCACGAGTTGTTGGAACCTTAACTGGAAATCAAGCACTTGTTGCTGATGGAAATGTAAATGTAGGTGGTATTGGTACAATTGGATCTGTAACGATTAATAGTGGTGCAATTGCTGGTGTAAGTACAATTGGTATTACTAGTTCATTTTCATCATTACCAGCAACTGAACCGTTATTTAGAAATTTGTTGATTAATGGTGCATCACAAGTAAATCAAAGATGGGGATTTTATAAAACAGATATTGTAGATGTGGATGGTGCTGCAAATGCTAGTGGAGTTTCAACTAATTCCAATGCTTTTATAACAGATAGATGGTGTTTACAAAGTGATACTGCTGCATCTGTTATTGGTATTGGTTCTACAGCAAATGGAATGAAACAATTCCCTAATTCTACTTGGTCTCAGGTAGAAACAGTTTCATCTGCTACTAATTCTTATATACAATTCTATCAAGGTATTGAAGGATTTAATTTAGTGAATTCGAGTTGGGAATATGATAATCCCAATTCTAAGTTAATTGTTTCTTTCTATTCTCGTTCTTCAATTGCATGTACTTTCTATAGTACTTTAAGTACAAATTCTACTGGTGCTGCAAGAAGAACTTATACTTCTCCTGCTCATGTTCAAGCAGCAGACACTTGGACTCGACATTCATATATTGTTCCTGGTTCAACTACTATAACTTCTGCTGGAGTGCCAAATGATCAAAATTTTGGTCTTAAGTTAATTATCAGACCTCACATGGGTAGTTCTTTTACTGATAATGGTGTGACTGTGGAAACATGGAATCAGCATAATAATAGTACTATTTCACCTAATTATGTACAAGATATGAGAAATACTGCAGGGGCAACCTTTGCATTTACTGGATGTCAGATTGAAGTAGCACAACCAGGACAAACACAACCATCTACATATGAACATCTACCTTATGATGTTGAATTAATGAGATGTAAGAGATATTATCAGAAGTTTGGATTTGCTGCTTATGCTGGAGTACCTACTGTGTTAAGAAATAATGGTAGTAATGTAGCAGAGGGAGCTCAGGTTCTTGGTGTTCCTATGAAACCAGCTCCAACTGGTTCATGGCTTGGAATTCCAGGTAATTCTGGTGCTCTTTGGGATTTAACTGCATCTCCACCTGTTGCACAATCTATAACTGCTATAACTATAGCAAACGGTGATACTGGAGATCAACAGACTGTTATGCAAAGTTGTACAGTGTATGATTTTAAAATTAGTGGTGGATCTGCTGGTACCAATGATCCTGTTGTGTGGACCCTTAGTGGTGGTTCTCAGGACAATCGTTGGGAATTGGAATCTGAATACTAAGGAGGTATAAACAATGTCAATGGATGAAATAGAATTTACAAGTGCTGTATATGGGGATGCTGAAAAGACTTATATTAAAGCAGTATCATATGGAAAAACATTAGATGTTCCTGTTAGTTTATCAAATCGTCATTATGTTTCATTATTAGAATGGGAAAAGAAAGATGGAAATACAATTTCTGATTTTGTAGTATCCCCAAAAAATTGGGATAATATTCGTGCAGAAAGAAATAAGAAACTTTCTCGCACGGATTGGGTAGTAACAAAATCACTAGAATCTAGTGGTTCTGTTTCTACAGATTGGAAAAATTATCGTCAATCATTGAGGGATATAACCACTCAATCTGATCCTAATAATATCACTTGGCCTACAGAGCCATCTTCATAAATAAAGGAAATAGTGACATAAAATGCTTGGAAATCAGGTCACCCAAACAGAGAATGTAGCATCGAAGGTTCTTACCTTCACTGCCACTCAAAGTCAAACTGCATTTACTATTACAGGCGGTTATAGAATTAATCAGATTGCCATTTATAGAAATGGTGTTCGGTTAGTTGATGGTAGGGACGTATTAGCAAGAGATGGTGCTACAATTAATTTGCAGTCTGCAGCAGTTCCTGGAGATGTAATTGAAGTTCAAGTTTTTGATGACTTTAAGGTTGCTGCAGCATTAGATGTAAACTCTGGTGGTACAGTTTCTGGTGATACTACTATCACTGGTAATTTTGATATTGCAAATAAAGGTGCAGGAGCTCCTGGAGTTACAACATCTGTTTTGCAAGCAAATGGTGATGACCAATGGTTAGATACTTATGGAGTTATTAAGGCAAATAGGACTACTATTGCAGAAACACTCACCATTGATTCAGGAACTAATGGAATGAGTGCTGGACCTATAACTATTGGAGTTGGTAATACAGTTACTGTTAACGGAGATTGGGTAGTATTATGACAAGAGCAAGACAATTATCTAGATTCGTAAATGCTAGTGCTTTTACTATTGACTCTGACTATGATGTAGGTATTAATAGTACCACTCCTGCAGGACAGTTAGATGTTACAGGAGGTGTTAATATTACTGATGGTAGGCTCAAAATTGAGAGAAGAGATGCATCAACTAGTGGTGATGCTCATATTGATTTGAGAACTGGAGGAAATAGTACTTCAAGAATGGAGATATATGCGAGTGATTATACTGACGATAATAGTGATTGGGTATTCAAGACTAATGCTAATGAAGAAATATCATTTAAAATTGCATCAAATGATATAATACATCTTAAAGCTGATGGTAAAGTTGGTTTAGGAACCACAAATCCACAAAATAAATTACATTTAGTAAATGCTGCATCAAATCCTGTGATTCGATTTGATAGATTAGATAATGTCAGAAACAATTATATTGGAATAAGTGAAGCAGATTGTCTTGAACTTGCTGCTGATGAATCGAATCTTGGTACTAATAGTTCAATTAAGTTCAGAGTTGATGGTGCTGAACGGATGAATTTAGGGGGTAATGGTGAACTTGGTATTGGAACTGATAACGCCAACAATAGTTCCAGGCTTCATTTAGCAGATTATGGTGCAGATTGTAGACTTCGGATTGAATCTAGTGGGAATGAAAAAAGATCTGGAATAGAATTTTATAGAGAAACATCTTCAGGTGTAGGTAAAGGTGGAGCAGCAATTTGGGTAGAAGGAACTACTGATGCTACAGCAGGAAAATTAAGATTTGGAACTTCTAATAATGCCAGTTTGCCAACAACGACATGCAGAATGCTTTTGACTACTGCTGGTTTGGTTGGTCTTAATAGTGAAAGTCCAGATAAGACTATAGATATAGTTTCTAGTAATACATCGGCTCCTTGGCCAGGAATGAATTTTAGAAATACATCAAATGCTCAGAGTATTATTGATTTCCATGCAAAAAGAGGTGGTGTTGATAATGCTATAGCTAATATTAGAGGATGGTGGACTAAATCAACTGATGCTAAAGGAGAGAACGTTGCTTCTATTGCTTTCAAGACGGGAAGTGATACTACTAATAGGGATGATGGAGAGATAACATTCCATACAATGGAAGGTGGGAGTATGGGTAGAAGGATGACAATAAGACAAAGTGGTGTCACTTCTTGTAAAGCTCTTGTTATTGATGGTACTAATCTTGTAGATAGTGGTGATAATAGACATTCTCAATTTAATTGTGCTGGTTCTAATATCTATTTTAATACTGATACTGCTGATAGAAATATTATAGGTTTTGCACATTCATGTACTGATCCTAATTCAAATAGTACTGGACTCACTCATCTTCTTGTAACAATGAAGGCAGCAGGTTATACGAGGTTGTCTAGAGGTGGTAATGGTAATAATGGACATTATGCTACTTTATGGATAGAAGGAAAAACAGTTACATCTGCAGATCATGGGAATAGAATACAGGTTTGGTCAGGTGATAGTAATCAGCTAGCTGTTAGTAATACTGCTGGTGGTGATTATGTACTGACTAATGATCAACAGAATAATTCATGCGGATTTTATGATGGTACAGGTGGAGTACGGATGTATTATAATAATGATACTTCTGAAGCATTAGGAACATCAGAAGGTTATGGATTTGGTAGCATAGTTTATGCTAACACAACTGGTAGTTCTGCAAATGTTCATGTTAGTAGTACTAACTATCTACGTAGATCTACTTCTAGTAGAAGATATAAGAATAATATTAGAGATTATGTAGGATTAGGTGTAACTATGATTAAACAATTGAAACCTAGAACTTGGGAAGATTTTACTGATGGATTTACTACATCAGGATTTATTGCAGAAGAACTTCACGAGTCTGGTCTCACTGCTGGTGTTAATTATGATCCTTATGTTGGAGGAAGTGAGATTGGTATAGGTGATACATTTGGTAGAATGTATGGTAATGGATCTACTCCTGTTACTAAAACAGGTGAAGCATTGGCAGATGAAGTTGAGGTTGTGGAGAGTATTAATGAGAGAGTAATTACTTCTGAGTTGGTAATTGCTATTCAGCAATTAGCATCTAGAGTTGAAGCTCTTGAGTCAGCATAGGAGGTATTAAAATGACTTATACGTGGAATATTACTCAAGTAAAAAATCGTACTCGTGATGGTATGATTTATGAGGTTGTTTACAAAGTTACAGGAGTAAAAGGTAGTTTTAAAGTATCTGTGGAGAGAGTGATAAGATTTGTACAATCCGATGCTCCTACTCCATATAATTCTGTTACTGAAGAACAAATTGTTGGTTGGGTCAAAGCAAAATTAGGTTCAACTAGAGAGAATGCCCTTTATACTTTTTTAGAAAAGGAAATGGCAAAAAAAGAAGCACCGATTGAAGATCATAATCATCTTCCTTGGAGCTAAATAATTAAAAAATAGTATCAAGATGACAAAAGCATCAGATCTAGGAAAGTGGGCAATAGGAATTAACTCATTACCTGCAAATATAATTAGAACTATAGGAGTAGGTATTGGAACTACTAATCCTACAGTGATGCTTGATGTATCTGAATGTATTAAAGCATCTCAGTTAAATGTCTCAGGTATATCTACAATAAGTACTCTTATAAGTCCAAGTTTAGTTGCTGGTTCAACATTAGATGAAGTTAATATAACTGGATTTACTACTTCTGCTAGTGGAGTATCTGTTGCAGGGGTAAATGTATCGGGTGCTGCTACTGTTGCTGGATTATTAGATGGTAATAAGGGAATGCACATAGTTGCAGGTTCTCTCTTTGATGAAGTTAATATAACTGGTATAACTACTGTTGGTGGATTATTAGATGCAAACAAAGGTTCTAATGTAATTGCTGGTGCAACATTTGATGAAGTTAATATAACTGGATTTACTACTACATCTTCAGGGGTTAATATCACAGCAGGAGGTTTAAATGTTGCTGGTGTGACTACTATTTCTAAGATGGTTAATGCTGATAAAGGATTAACTGTAACTGCTGGTAGTAGTCTTCAAGAAGTTAATATAAGTGGTCTTTCTACATTCAGTGGTGATTCAGAAATATTAGTAGGAGCAGCAATTACTATTGGTAGAACGGGTGTTTCTACTTTTGTTTCTGATCTTCATGTAGGAGGATCACAAGCAGCAGGAGTTGTACTAACATCTCCAGATGGTACAAGATACAGACTTGTTGTTGCTAACGGTGGTGCTTTAAGTACTTCTGCAGTATGATAAATAACCTTATATAGATTAGTAATATGGCACTATCAAACGCAACTGAATTAGCAGACTGGGGATCAGGCATAGGAACTGGTCCTCTGCAAGTTGATAATGTTAATAAAAGAATTGGTATAGGAACTACTGCACCTTTAGCACAAACAGATATTTTTAATCAGACGGGAGTAACTACTACACTCTTAGTTCGTCAGGTAGGAGATTATGATATATTAAGATTAGAAGATCGACTAACCCCAGATTATTCTCCATTTATAGTTAAATCAACTGGTAGAACTGGGATCGGAACTGATAATCCAACTGCTCCTCTTTATGTAAGAGGGAATGATAATACTTTAGGAATTTTAACAAGCACTACTAATGGTGCAAATATTGATTTATGGGATGATGATACACAGTCTCGTATTCGCACAGTAGATGGAAGATTACATTTATATTCTGATTTTAATTCTGCAGTTGCAGATAGTTCGATAAGATTTTTTGTAGATGGTACTAATGAAAAAGTTCGCATCGACTCATCAGGTAATTTTGGTATCGGAACTGATGATCCGCAAAAGAAATTAAATGTTGTTGCTGGTGTAGGAACCACTGAGGTAATTCGTCTCTCTCAACCAGTTGATGCTAATGTTCAACAAGAATTTGGAATAGGTTGGTGCTCAAATAATGACCATTTATGGCCTGGAGCACAAATAACTTCTATGGAATTTGATGTCTCAGATCCAAGGAGAGATTTAGTTTTTTATACTAGAGGAACAAATGATGATACTGCTCCAACTGAAAGAATGCGTATCGCATATGATGGTAGTGTCGGTATCGGAACCTCTGTTGCTGACAGACCACTTCATGTATATAATACTCTTAATAGTATATTTTTTGTTGAAAGTGCAGATAGTAATGCTGATATTATTCAGGCAGATACAGGTGGTTCTACTAGAGTAAGATCTTCATCAGGTGATATGCTTATCTATACTCATGGTGATGTTAGTTCTGATTCTGCTGCTAACTCAGTTCAGGCAGTGCGTATTAATGAGAATGGTCAAGTTGGATTGGGATCCCATTCACCTGCTGTTAAATTAGATATAAGAGAGATAAAGGAAGGAGAAGATGTACAGATTAGAGTTTATAATTTAGATAATTCTGCTACCAATACTCAAACTGCATCAATTAATCTAAGTCCAGATAGTAGAGCACTTGCGGGAACTGGTCTTCAAGCATTTAAAGAGAATATAGATTTCACTACAAGTGGTGCTAGAGATGTATCTATGATATTTAATACTCTTTTGAATAATTCTCAAAATGAAAGGATGCGTCTGAATAGTACTGGACAATTAGGTATCGGACAAACATTGCCATATGGTAGGTTACATGTAAAAGAAGGTGCTTCAGGTGCAACTGCTGCAAATAGTAGTGCCAATACTGTATTCATAGAGAATGATGCTAATGCTGGTTTATCAATCGCAACACCTAACTCAAATACAGGTTATTTGACTTTTGCAGATCCAGAAGATGATAATGTAGGGATGATTATATACAGACATGATCATGGATCTACTGCCAATAGTATGTCTTTCTTTGTTAATACTGCTGAAAGGGTGCAGATCGATGCTTATGGTAGACTTCTTGTTGGAATAACTTCCGCAATGACTACTGGTTCTAATGATCATAGAGATACTCTTCAGGTAGTTGATTCAGCAGGTGGTCAACTTCTACTAGGACGTGCTGATACTGGAACCGTATCAACAAATAGACTTGGTGAAGTTGCAGCACTGGGTAATGATTCTGATGGAACTTATGAGCCATGTGCATCTATAAGATTTGAGGCAGATAATGAACATTCTACTGGTGATAAATCAACAGCAATATTATTTAAAACTTGTAAAGATAGTACTGACGATTTATATGAAAGAGTTAGAATCTCTAATTTTGGTGGTATTGGTCTTGCTGGTGGGCATGTAGGTGCTGCATCTACAGACTTTGGAAAGGATAATCAAGTTTTAGCAAGTGATGGAGCTAGTAGTGCAGCTCAATGGAGATATGTTAATACTCCTGCTTTTTATGGATGGCAAGATACATCACAATCTGTTAATCACGCATCTTATACTAGACTTAATAATCTTGGAAATGGTGTAGTAAGTGCTGATGCTCATGGTGGATGGGATGAATCAACTGGTACTTTCACCTGTCCATCAGATTCTGGAGGAATTTATGTATTTTATGGTGGTGTAGGTATTGATGATATAGATAATACTGATGTCGTTCGGATGCGTTTTTATTTTAATGACTCAGGAGTAGGTCCAACATCTGAAAACCGTGCTTCTGGTAGTGCACAAATCTGTACTACTAATAATACTATAATGTATGATATGTCTGGTGGTGATACAATGGAAGTTAGGGTGTATCATAATCAAGGTGCTGCTCAACCTACTGAACCAGATCGTTGCTATTTTGGTGGATATAGACTTTCAGCACATCCATAAATTAGATGGGTAATAACCATAATATTGACAGTCTGAATAAAGACATATATAATAAGTAATAAATTCATTGATTGAAGATGACCGAGCAACAAAATCATTTACAGCAAGTTGTACAACAAGCACAAGAAATTCAAAATAATATTGAAAAGCAAAGAGCTTTGTTGCTTAAATTGCAAGGAGTAGTTGAGTATCTTCAGGGACTAGGAGTTACATTACCTACTGAAGAAGAGGTAAATGCTGAGACAGCACAGACAGAAGTAGTAGAAGATGCTCCAGAAGTAGAGGAGAGTGTAGAGGGGTAATGTCAAACTTACGAGAAGATGTTGACAACTTATTAAGAGAAGTTGTAGGGGATAGTAAGAATGATAAGAAACGTGTTGGTATCCTTAATGAGGAAGATACTCTAGAAGTAGAGGAAAGTGTAGAGGAGTAAGTAAACTTGCTCCTAAAGTTGAGAAGTGTAAATAGAGTCTAAAGACAATCTTAAGAAAACTTCATAATCTTATAGATAATGTTAGAATCTCCACACAAACTCACTTAGAACTATGTTTAACCTAGACGAACGATACCATTCTTATTTAAATGGTTCCAAAAAATTGCGTATTGATGGAGTAGAGGAGAAAGTCAAAGCATATGGATATACAGATGATGGAAAAGATATAGATGGTTATTATCTAACAACAGAAAATTATACCTTATATTATAATAGGTTAGGTTCGTTTATAAAAATGAAAGAACTGGAAGGTGCAGAGATAGAGGTATCTGAAGTACCAGTTGCGTAAGTGTCATACACCCCCTTGACGGGGGTTTTGTTTTATGTGATAATTTAAGTAATTAATTTTTATTATGTTTAAATTTGAACCGACATCTATACGTCAGTTAAGACAAGAAGGAACAGAGAAAAAAATAAGTGAGATTTTATTTGATGGTATCTTTAGTGTAGATATCATTAAAGATTATATTAATATAACAAAGTTTAATAGGTTATGTGATAGATGGGGTGATAAACCTAAAGATGTATTCTCAAGATGTAAGGGTGATAAATTTACATCAAATTGGATGGCATCTAATTTAGCAAAAGAAGCACATAGACAATCATCTAAAGATGAGAAATGGATTATTGAAAGTATTGGTGAAGAAGTAAAAGATCTTGGTGTAACTGTTAGACAATTATCAAATACTGAATTAAGACCTGCTAGTGATGGTCAAATGTATAGTAAGAAAGAATTTGATAGGAGTGGATTAAATAAGAGAGAAGGATTGAAAACAATAGATGCACTAATTACAGGTAAAGTTAATGGTTATATTACACAAAAATTATTAGTAGGTGAAGGAGGAGGACAAGATAATGTTTTGGTGGAGATGTATGATTTTGCAAAGTGGGCAATTAAGTATGGACAATCTGATAGTGTTTATGTATGTTTGGTTGACACTGATAGAAAACAAGAGTATAATACACTTAAAGAAAAATATGATTCAGGCAATGTCTGGGTAGTTAATCACACTGAACTTCAACAACGTCTTGGTATTAACTAAACAATTACTAGGTCAGTATTATACAACAACTGACCCTTTTAATAGGTCTGAGGCATTTAAAGACTGGTATAAGATGGTTCCAAAGGATGTTACATTCTTGGAACCATTTGCTGGTGGTGGGAATCTTTTTAAGTATATAGATGTAGACTGGGATGGTTATGATATAGCACCAAATCATCCTAAAGTTGTTGAAAGAAATACTATTAGAGATTTTCCTCGTGGATATAAAGTGTGTATCACTAATCCACCTTATCTTGCTAAAACTGTAGTATCAAGAAAGAAACTACCAGTAGTGTTAAAACATGAGGATTTGTATCTTGATGCACTACAAGTATGTCTTGATAATTGTGATTATGTAGCAGCAATTATTCCTAGTACTTTTTGGAATCAAAATCTATTTAAAGATAGATTATATGCGTGGGACAAGTTTGATATGAAACTATTCTCTGATACTGATAATCCTGCTGGCGTAGCATACTTCGTGCCCTATAAGGTTGATCAGAAAAGAACATATATTAACGGTGAAGAAATTATTTTAGATTATCGTAATACTCCTCGAAGTGTACCATTTGAAATGACATTTAATCCTCGTGATTCATACAGACATATTGTGAATGGAATTGATAGAATTGATGGAGATAATATACATGTTAAAGTGGGAAGTGTAGAGTATAAGAATACAAATAGAAATATATTCTCTATAAATTCTCCACATATAGGGGATGAACATTTATCATTAATTAATGATGCAATTACATCTTATAGACTATCAACTAAGGATTTTTATCTTACATCTTTTAAATCATTACAAAAGAGTGGTAAGTATAGAAAGAGAATATCATTTAAGGAAGTAAGATGGATATGTGATAGTGTTATTGACCCAAACAATTCTTTAGAGGTATTATTATGATTAAAATGAAAAGAAAAATACATGAAGATGAATACATGTCCAGTGATATTTGGAAGTATAATGTTGCTGAACCAGAGTATAAACGTGGAAGTAGGCATAATAAGATTGGTATGTGGATTATGTTTATTTTCTACGGTATTGTTCTTGTGCAAGTTATACATGCCATGACAGTATTACCATTCTTTCCTATTACTTTCTCAATCTTATTAGGATTATTCTTTATAGTTTATGTGGCATGGAGGGCATCTTGAAAGATACAATATTATTTGGAGATTGTCTTCAAACTCTTAAAGAATTCGATGAAAAAGCAAGGTGTTGCATCACTTCTCCACCTTACTACGGTCTAAGAGATTATGGAGGGGAGGATAACCAAATAGGTCAAGAATCATCTCCAGAAGAGTATATTCAAAACCTAGTAAAAGTATTCCGAGAAGTACGTAATCAGCTAACTGAGGATGGTACATTGTGGTTAAACATTGGTGATAGTTATTATAACTATAGACCTG